GCAAACCTCCATCTTGTCGATGGAAAGAGAATCTGTTTCGTCATTCTTTGTATAGTAAGCTCTGTTATACTCACCAGTTTCAAATTTGAAAACTACTGCATACTCGTCATAAACTTCGCAAATTGCGTAGTCCATAGCGTATTCATTTTCTTCATTAAATCTGTTGTTTAAAAGAGTCCAAAGCATATTATACTTCTGATTATCAGAAAGCTTAAAATTCATATGTTTTTCTCCCTCCAAGTTTTGCTTTTGAAATATATCAGTACCATTTAAATCAGTCATAAGAGTTTTAACTGAATCTACGAATGTGTAGAAGGCCGCGCCTTCAAAGCAAGGCTCATAGTCCTCACCAAGTGCTTGTAAACCAAGGAAGCGACCTTTTGTAAATACAAAATATCTCTTACCATTGATAAACTGCCACTCACCGTCGATAGAATCAGCATATAACTCCATAGACTGCGATTTCTCGACTATATCAAAAGCTTCTTGTTTATATAGTCCAGTAAAAAGATACACATCTGTACAAGCATATGTTCTTTCTACTCCGTCTACGTCAAGATGCGTCTCCCATGCAAAGTTTGGATTTTCCGGAACAATACCATAGATACGCCCCTCATATCTTTCCCTTCCATGGTCAGTAAAATCATCCTTCATAGTATCATATATGCCCTTAACGGGCACATATGGAAGTGTTGAAATTAACTGTTCTGCGAACTCGTCTGTTATAAAAGTACCGTTACGATTGGCACCCTTATAAAAGATTCTACATCTTGCCTTAGACAGAACTTCATTATAACTAGTAACATCACCATAAACAGAAAGAGAAAAAGTTGTTAATTTATCTTTTTCTGTATTCATTAATTAGAACCTCCTTTGTCTAATGATTCCTCATTAGCTACGGTTTTTGCACTTTTATCTTGTGCATCTTTTACAGGACGTCCTACATTTCCTGTTTCTGTATATGAGGTACTTAACGGTATCAGCTTGTCTTTCAGAACTAATACATCATTTTCAAGGTCTTTCAGACTACTGAGCTCGCGCTGTGTTAAATCCATAGCGAGCGCCGGCAGCAAGAAACTATATCCGGAATTAGCCAGTTTTAAGCTAGTCTCAACATATTCCTTTTGGTTATAATATGATACTGGTAAAATCTTATAAGTAAAAGAAATATTCGGATTACCATATTTCATGTTGACTAATGATGTAATGCATCTCTCAAGCTTGTGCGCGAGTACCATCATTAAAGCCATATCATTAGTAATTGAAGTACTTAATGATAGGTTAGAATCTGTACCAAAGAGTTGGCTACTAGAGCCCGCTTCGGCATAGATGTTTGTTAGAGCCTTATCCACTGAATTAAGAGAGTTATCATTAGCAGACTTAGACACAATGGCATCAACATCTGCATAGGTTGTAAGAACACTAAGGTTCTCATTCTTACGCATCATGTCCACGGCGCCCTTGTGCATTTCAACCGCTTCTTCTGGCTCAAACAATAATCCCCCATCAGTAAGATGCGGAATATGCTGAACCAGAACCTTTCTTATTTCTTCAAGGTCCCTTTCTCTATTTAAATCTTTGGCTTCATCATATTCTAATGATGCAGAAATAATATTTAGGAATATCGGTCTATCATCGACCAACGACATACAAATCCCCACATCAGTAGAAATGTAGCACCATCGACTTTTCTCCTTGTTAGCTTTGTAGCGTTTATACCAATTTACTACTTCTTTTGGGTAAACCGCTAAAGCTTTTTTCCGATATTCTTTGTCAGTGATTGAATCAAAATATGTAACATTAAATTCAATTATATCATTGCCCTCTTTATCCTTAAAGCGTGAACGACAATAAAAAATAGGCAAGTCTAATATAGAAATGTATTTATCTGTTACTTCTTGAATCACCCCATAGTAGCATCCATCTCGTAATACATGTATTGCTATATGAGTAAACAAATCTGGTAGTTTGGCCATATCAAGAAAGTTAACTGCACTTTCGTATCTTTTACTAACATACTTTTCGGAGAGATTTTTACCAAAACTTGGATGAGGAATTAGTAAACTAGCGTATTTTAGTAAAGTTGCGTAGTGCATTAACAAACGTTGATAAAAGCCACCTCTGTTAAAGTAGTTACGAGAAAGAATAATTTGAGCTTCAAGAGAACCAGAGTCAATAATATCATTTATTTCGTCTAACGTATAGTCTTTAGTCCTTTCATATCTGCTTCTTCCGTAACGTGTTGCCAAATTATAGGATGATTCATTTTTTGCTATCATATCGCCTATAGCTTTAGTAAAAGAGGTTAAGTCTCTTTTCATCGGTTCATCCATTATCTTCCTCCTGAGAAGAATACTAACTGACGCTTACCCGCGCGCCTGCGATGACTAGTTTTATAGTAGTCTTCTTCAAGTTCCTTAATTCTCCACAATCCATAAGAGAAGCTTGAATACTTATCTTTTGGATAGCGAGTATTAATTCGTTCAAGTACTATGTCTAGGCTCGCGCCGGTACGCTTTAAGCGTAAATTAGCCATTTCTTCAAATAACTTCGTCGTCATTTCGTGTGGCATCAAACGTATTGTACGTTGTTCCACGGTCATTTTTTGACCAACCTTAGTAGCAAGTAGCGCACTCTTTGCTTGCTGCTCGGTTATTAAGAAACGCACCAGACCACCAGTAAGTCTGGAATAACAGTTGCCGTGAATTTTAGAGTTGAGAGGTCCATTTGCCTTGATACCATAGAGTATCTTTGGCGCATCCTTTGGCTGGATGGTTTTATAGACATCATCGTTATTAAAGCCGTATGCAGGAAGGACATTTCCCATCTCGTCATATTGCGGCTTTATCATTTCATCAGCGAGACCAACACCAAGACCATTGGTATCGATGACGACCTCGCGCGGCTTGTATAGGTCAATAATTTTTTTCAAATCAATTGCCTGTACGGTAAAAGGTTTAGTTTGTGCAGTGCGCCCCAGTACAATTAGGTTGACCAATGTACTGTAGAACTTTTGTTTTACCACATTAACTCTAAACACGCAAACTGCCGTTTGGTCGGAAATTCGACCCACGTCTACTGATATTAAGTAGAATTGTTCCGAATCGGGTCTATTAATTGCGTGCGTTTCTGGATTCTTTATTTTTCTATATTTGGTAAGTTTGTCATATGAGAACCATGCGTCTTCACTTGAACCCTGCCATAAGGACAAATACTCAGTAGCAAATGACTCTGCGTTGTATGATGGACTCATTTTAAGTTTATTGATATATTGCTTATCAATAAGTCCATGCATTGCCGGCAAGCGCCAATCGCATCCGAACATAAAGGCATGTTCAGGGTCAATAATTGCGTTTTCAAAAGTATCTATTAGACGGTCATAAGCAAAGGAAATTTTACTACCCGCAGATGTGGTAGCAATAATTTGTTGGTTAGGTTCTTTATCATTGACAGTATTGTTTGGAAGACGACGAGATACGTTTACGAGCGGGATTACTACAGAGTTAATCATCTCTTCATCACCATCTCGTATCTCATCTATCATACCGCCATGTCTTCTGCCTCCACGCGCCGCATCGCCCGCGAGCACAACGTCGAAAATAGACCCGTTTCTAAACTTAAGCGTTACATAATCCTTACCAAAGTTGCCAGGATAGTCGCTAAGTTCCCAGCCAATAATTTCTTTTTTAAGAAGCGGCCAATGGTCGTATATTTCGTAAATTTTTTCCTTTGTAATTTGTGCAGCCTGTTGTTTTGTGTTAGCTGTCATGAATACTTTGCGCCCTGGTATGAATACGCACTGTAAGAAGAGCGCAAGTATTGTAATAAATGATTTTGAAAACGCACGGGGCGCAGTAATGAATATGTCCTTAAAACGCATGAGCGCGCGCAGTGTAAATCTTTGATAGAAGAAAAGACTGAATTCAGAATCAGCGGGTTTAATTATATCTAAGTAGTAGTCTGGATAGGCAGTAAATAGATTAACCCACTTACATAGGTCATCATAGTGTCTTTCCAAATACTCATTAGTAATAACTGCCCCTTTATCTAATTCTATGCCCTCGCGCTCAGCACGTTCGACAAACTCATTGGGAGTGAGGTCTTGACGGGTTGATAGAATTACTTTTCTTCGCTTCTCCTGCATCACTCACCCCCATCGAGGTCTACAACAAATTCTTCATCTTTGAACAACCTCTCATATCCCTCGTTCTCGTAATTGTCATAATCTGTTTCACTAGTGTTAAGGTCATAATACGACTCAAGCTCGGCCGCCGTCTTCAAAGCTTGGATACGTTGAGTAATTTCATCGCCAATACCAGATTCGTTCGTATATAGGCGTTGATTCCAGCTTTGTATATTCTTAATCGTCTCGTCGACGACGTCGCGCGTCTCTCCGTCATAGAATGGATTTTTAAACCCTCGTTTCTCAAGCCAGCGACATAATTCACCCATTGACTCAAAATCACTAGCGTTCTTTACGTTCTTCGGAGTAAACTCTCCCGTCTTAACCAGCTTATCATAAGAAGCAAGTAATTTGTCAAAGTCAGCTCCCTCTCTAATCCTACAATCAATCTCATAAGAAATCTTACAAATCTTCAATGCTTGGTCGCCTTGAAGTGCGCCATTGATGTTTTGAGTCAATAACAACCCATCATATAGGTTCTCTAAATAGTTCAAAGCTTCCTCATCATAATTATAACCCCATTTCTCTTGAAGTTTTCTGCGCTTTTCGTCGGAGAGCCCCGGTACGACTTCGTCGAGGGCGCCGGCCGCATCTAATTCGCGATAA